AATTAAATATTAGATAGCCTATTTAAAAATTCGTTGAAAGCACGTATTTTGGCCTCAGAGAGGTCTTTACTGCTTGCTTTCTTAATATACTGTTGTGTTTCTTCGATTTCTCTTTCTTGCCATACACCTTTAACAAACACCCATTCTCTGCCTTCCATGATGCCCTGTACATAAGCATCTGGGGCTGAAGGGTCAGCAACAATATCAGCTGCTGTGGCAAGCATGAAGTCGTCTTGTACTTCATTAATGCCTTCGCTGTTTTCTTTCAATGAGCCAAGACCACGTGAAGAAACACCAAGTCCTGCACCTTCTTTAATTAGGCTTGCGGCAATGTTACCCATAGGAGTGTCAAGGATCTTAGCCTTGCCTATCCAGTTATCGCCATCTTCTCTAAGAGAGGTAATCATATGTGAAACACGGTCGAGATTAATATTAGGACCGTCTGGGTGCCCAAGTTCTCCGTATGCTCTCTTAGTGTTGACTTGTTCCTGCATATAACGATCTACTTCTTTCGCCATGATTTCTCTGGGATAGACACGACCGTTTCTGTTCTGTAAGTTAGACTGTAGAAAGACGCCTTCGATATAGAGGCTCTTTTTGCCTGACTCTGATTCTTCTACAATAAACTGTAGGTCTTCGTTAAGTTCTTTTATTAGTCTCATTAGCCTAGACTCCCATCAGCACCTTGGTGTTGCTGTGAACCGTAACCTGATACTTTAGCACAATCAACTATAACAGTTCCACCGTTGCCGCCTGAAATAACTACTTCGATGTCTTGGTCATTCTCATCAGTATCTGCCCAGCCATAAAAATCTAAAGTACCTGATTCTGTCAGTTCGTATAGAATTTTACTATTGCGCTGAACATATGCACGAGCTGAAGCAGATAATGTCCATTGTAGTCCTTTGATATTGACAGCAGGGCTTGACTGTGTTTCCGTTGACTTTTTTAAATCTGTTGCTAAAGCGATAGTACCTGTGGCTGCTGTGCCTCTGACGGCCACAACGCCTTGGACCTGTGTCAACTTTAGTACATCTACTGTGACCGCCATTTAGTTCCCCTTACTTTTTCTTCTTATGGTTCATGTGAGATTCTTGAGCAAGGACTTGTACGCCTTCTTCTGAGATCTCAACCTGTTCGATACCATGCTCAAACATAACCTTATACCATGCAACATTACCTTCATCATCTGGAATAGCGTGTTCGCCAGTGATAGGTGTACCCTCACCAAAACCTTCTTTAAAGATCTTAGTTGCACACATATGCTTGTCACCTTCTACAGAGCCCTTTTCGACTCCATCCATTGGCGCTTCCTGAATGTCTACTTCAACGCCTTCTCTGAATTGTCTAAACGTCTTCATTTTCGTCTCCCGTTTCAACTGTTTCAGGCTCGGCGGCAGGGTCTACTTCAAGTATATGATCTTCGCCATCTGCCAAACCCATTGCTTCTAATTCTGGATTTTTAAAAACACTTTGAGCAAGTTCTTGTTTATAATCATTAAGAGCGTCTCCCGCTCTCGCCTGCATAATATTATTAAACTTGTCTTGCACTTCACTGGCCTTACCTTGGGCCATAGACTGCATCATGTCTCTGATTGCTTCTTGTCTATCCATCATTGTTCTCCTGTATCTTCACCAGCAGCCTGTTGCTGCATTGCCATTTCGTGTTCTTGATCCTGAGTCATAAAAGGTTCTTCCATTTGCATCTGCATATTGATTTCTTCTAACTGCTGATCTGTAAGCATAAGTATTTCTCTTTGAACATACTCTTTACTAAACAGTGAACCAATATAAGAAGAAGCGCCTTGTAAAACTTCAAATCTACTTCTCAGAATCTCCTGATTCTTTGATTCAGTATAGTAAGCATCTTGTGCATACACATACTTAATGTTGTCTCTATGTAGTTTCCAATCCTCTTCTGTCATAATGTTTTTAAGGACTAACTGTGTCTTTAACATATCATCAAACATGGTTGAAAACTTCTTTCTCAACTTAGAAACAAACTTGGTAAACTTTAGTTCATCTCTGTTGATTTCAGCTGCTCGGCCAAAGTTTAAGCCCGCCTGCTGTTCTAATCTTGATACAGGAACATTCAATGACTGATATAACTTCTTCTGGAAGTATTCTATATCTTCTATCTGTCCTAAGTTCTGTCCTGCTGGCAGTGTGTCAATTTGTGTACCTTGACTGCCTTCTCTACGTGGAAGCCAAAAGTCCTCCAACATAGACATAAACTTCTTATCGTCCCTTATCTCACCTGTGTTAGCATCATACACTAACTTGTTACGATATCTATCCATGATATCCTTCAGGTACTGTTCTGCTCTGTTGCTTGGCAAGTTGCCAACGTCAACATAAAATATTCTACGTTCCGGAGCGCGTGTAATACGATAAATTACTGCTGCGTTCTCCATCATTCTAAGCTGATTTGCGGGACGTATAGCCTTATGTAGGTAGGACAAAGGAATATTTTTGTCCTGATCTATCATACCGCTAGGACAATACACTATTGCATCCTTTGTTATCTTCAAAGCATTGTCGCTATCAGATGCTCTGTATTGACCGGGTTTATCAGATAAACCCTTTTCATTGTATAAGAAATATTCTTCTGTACTCTTAACGAAAGAAACACCCTGTTGGTTTTTTTCTTTCTTTACTTCCTTGACCTTCGTTATTTTGCGAGGATCAATATAACGTATGTCTTTTATACCGTCTTGAGGCTTTTCAGTATCAATTACTTTGTGAAAATACATTCTACCATCAATGTACCAACGCCTAAAGTAATCTTGAGCCCTATCGTTAAACTGTAGTAAGGACAAAACATACTCAAACTCTGAATGTATTTTGTTCTTAATACTGCTTGATAACCCAGTATGATCTAAGTCTAACTTCAATGCAGGTTCATCATCAAGGTTTGCTATTGAATCGTTTATAATATCTTCAATAGCGGCATCAACATCAGCCATCATAGCGATGTCTCTGTAACGCTTAATTAACTGGGCCTCGGTGCTGGCAACGCCTTCAATATCTAAGTAGGTACCATAATAGCCACCTGCTCTTATACTTTGGACGCCGCCATCATCCGTGGGCGCCACAAAGGATTTCTCACTTTGTGGCGGTTTAGCCCGAGTTATCTCAAACCCAAAAATATTCATATTATAATCCTAATTGAGATTATACGTTATCGTAATGGGCATACTGGAATGTTACAGTGTATTCTTCCAGAATGTCATTTTGTGAATACGCTAAAGCAATCTCACTCATCTGTATTGGGAAAGCATCACGCAATGTATACTGTCCACCTGGTAATACTTCGTCATTTCTATCTAAATGCTGTATAACAACGTCTGTCTGATAGTCAGAAGGAACCAGAATACCTGAGTTGCCTGCTCTATCATTCATACCGTTCATCCAAGCCTCAAAAGGCTGACGCAAGGACTGTGCTGTGTCATTAACAATAGTAACTGTCCACGGATCGAAAATACGCTCACCTGCCAACTTAACCTCACGACCTCTGTACTGAATAATCGCTGGGTTAACAGTTGATGCCGGGACTGCCGCCCCGGTCACCAATAAGCTGTATGAAGTATCGACACCTGTAACATAACCTGGGAAGCTTAGGAACACTCTAAATTGATTAGGGCGCGCACCACCAGCTCCAAGTCTTGCTTTAAATTCTGAAATATTCATCTATATCTCCTGTTTTAATTTTATTTATAACTGTTATGCGCCGACCTCTTCAAACGCTACACCTGTACGAGTAGCAATGAAGTTGAGCTGGATAAAGTTAATAGATCTAGCAGGCTGGATGTAGATATCTGCAACAAAAGAGTTGGAGTCAATTACTTGTCCGGTGTTGTTTGATTCGTCACAAACTACCTTAAAGGCGTAAATACCTCTGCGTCCCTGAACGTCCCTAAGGAAAGGATCTACCAGTGATTTGAATTGTGCGCGTGTGAATGCGTCATTGAATTCAAACAACTGGAACTTGGCTGCTGTAGCAATTGCCTTTTCAAGTGTAATAAACAGTCTGCGAACATTGATTCGATCAAATGCGCTGGGTTTCTCAAGCATAGTCTTGTCACCAAACAGTACAATACCTGAACCAGGGAAACCTACGATTGGGTTGATACCGTTTTTGTACAGTGTATCTCTTTCTGCTTTGTTAGGTGACCAGGCCAGTCTAACAGCATTTTTAATTGCGCCTCTGTTGTAACCTGCAGGAGAGAACCATGGATCTGCTACGTCATCAGTCTTAGCACACAGACCTGCAACGTCACCGTTACAAGGAATGTAAGTGTAGCTATCGGCATAGCGATTGTACATATACTTCCAACCTGAGTCAATTACAGCGTATGAAGAACGTGTGTAACTTGCAAGTTCTGCTACTGCGGTACTAGCTTCAGCACCGTCAACTCTACCTATGACAGAAGCACTTGAAGGTGAAACAAATACAACACAGTCTCTACGTACTTCGGCAACATTGTCGATAACATAATCACCGACAGTAGCAGAAGCATCGCCTACGAAAATTAGGTTAACGTCTACAAGTTCGTCATTAGCAAACAAGTCATAACCTTTCATTAACTCAGCATCTGAAACAGCAGCTGTGGTAACCTGTGCATCATCTAGACCATTAGCCAGATTTGAACGAACATCAGTTGGATCAGTAAGATCATCAATTAATGTAAAGGTTGTATTAGCTGGGTTACCCCAGTTAGTGTGTCCTGCAGGACTATCATCTGCCCAAACATAAGCAGAACGATTGTTTAGAACATCCTTCCAGTAGTTTGATTGACCAAGTGAATCCTTAGAACCCGATGCTTTAGAAACGCCAGAAAACTTTTCTAAGACTGTTCCTGCAGTTCCAGTGAAACTACCATCTGCGTCTACAACAATAATGTGCATTTCGTCCTGAGAACCACCAAGATCAGTTGCCCACTTAGTAGTACCAGGAACGTAGTCAAAATCGTCAGCGTATGACCATCTTGTATTGGTTGCTTTAGCAGCCGTAATTGCTACTGCTGCATTTCCTGATAAAACAATATTATCATCATCTGTTATAGTAGCTATTGTGCCAATAATGGTACCGGAAGAATTACTAACAACATCACCTACTTTTAATT